ACTGCCTGACTTGGTTTGATAGTATACAAATACTTCCAGATGTAACCATCACCACTGTTACCTGCCTCTCTAGGTTCCAGATCGGTGAATGTTGGTTCATCCAGAGAAGGTCCACCCTGGAAGTTATTCTCAGGAGTGGCGTTATTATACAAACAAATATAAACTCTAAAATCAGAGTTCATTACATAATAGTTCGCTGAGTAGATATCAAACGAACCAGAGGGTTGTGAAGGGTTGTTACGAGTAATATCGTTTCTCCACATATCATAGGTGATACCTGAAGCCCAACCAATCTTTCTTACAACTTGACTAATATCAGAAGAATTGATCTTCTTCAAGGCCAACATCGTATCCCAATAGTCATTCGACTGATCCAAAGAATCCTTTGGAGCAGGAGGACTTGTGTCCCAGTCAGATTGATAGTTTTCTGGGTTAGGTAAACCAATAAATGCGTAATAAGAATTTTGGCTGGATTGGACACCAGCCACAAAATTCTTCGCATTTAGAATACGAAGTTGATCAGTAATTATCGCAGCCATTTGAAAGAGGACTTTTTGTTATTTATCAGGCTGTGTAGTCAGTGAACTTAAGTGGATTGAAACGAGATAAGACACCACCCGTTGAAATACCAACTACACCATTTGTTCCGTAGAAGTTAAATGATGCTGGTGTCTCTCTCCCCTCAAACTGAATCTTACCCCAACTAAACTCACCCATATCTGCGGCTGATGTATCTGATAGGCCAGAGTTTGTGTTAATACCAACTGTGATTCTTTGAACTACAGTCGAACCTACACCGGGGACATTTCCATATCTGGAAACAGATGATATAACTTGATATACATTATCAAGATTAGTTGTAGAAACACCAAGTGTACTTCCACCGACATCTTTAGATTCAAAGTTACCGATTGACAGGTTTGTGTTGTAGATAGTGACATAATCGTTTGCCGCAAGTGTACTTACTGTGACACTTGAACCAACATATTCAGCATCTCTCATGAAGGAGTTGACTGGAATAAACAGATCAAAGTAAATCTGTTGTGATCCACTAGCTCCAATAGCGACAACCTCACCAAAGTCTCCTGAGTATCCATCAACACCGATCTCTTCTCTAATGATGGTAGGTTCACCAATCAGAACAAGAGGTGGTTGAGTGTTAGTATAACCGGTTCCAGGTGAAGTAACAGTTACAACTCCAACACCATCACCATTGAGTGTGAGGATTGCAGTTGCGGTTGTTCCATCAAGTGGAGGTGCGATGCTGACATCAACCGACTGTGTATAACCAGCACCTACATTAGTAACACTAATAGAAGAGATAGTTCCGAGACCAGAAACAACTGCCGTGGCTGAAGCTCCGACCACTGAATCCTGTGAAACAATCTTCACCTTATTCTGAAAGTCTCTATCATTAGACTCAGAGAAAGTATTAAAGAGAGGTCTAACACTATCAACATAAGCGACAGTAGAACCAACACCAACGGGTTGAATTAGATATGACGTAGGATAGATTTCAGGTTCATACTCAACTCTATCCTTACCAACTTCTTGACCGTTAATGATCTTGTCAATCTGTTGTCTACACCAAGTTACAGGTCTAATCAGAGTGGTGTCACGAGTGATACCAGGCCCATTGTACAGGTTTGTTGAGACAGAGTCGATAGTGTTAATACCAACAACAGTTCTTACGTCTTCGTCAAGTCCAATACCTTGACCGACTTCTGGGTTATTGTTAATATTCAGAGTATCACCGACCTTGACTGTTTCAAGAACATCGGTAAAGATAACATCAATGTCTCCACTACCTCTGTAGAAGAGTACTTTAGAGATATCTCCCTGTTGTGGAGCTTCAACAAATTGGACAGTACCACCACCAGTGAAGTTGTATGCAACTTCTGGTTGTTGGAGAACATCATTAATGAAGATAAGGAGAGTCTTGTCAACTTCAACTGGTGAACCAGGTTCTGACTGAATAGACAGTGGACGATCATTGATAGAAAGTCTGAATGACTTATTGACTCCATCAAACTGTGAATTGAAGTTGTCAAGAACTTGAAGTTGACCAATAGAGAATCCATTGAATTGATCACTGTAGATTTCATCAACAGTAATTTGGAACTCACTGAATGTTCCACTTGTTGGAATACCAGTGGCTCCACCAACAGGAACTGTCAGGATCTCTTTGTTTCCGTAAGCGAAACCGTGGTACTTGATTTCATAATCAACCACACTACCACCAAGTCCGACCTGAATATCGATAGTGGCCGACTGACCAGAACCAACAACAGAATCACTACTGTAGATAAGTGGGATATTGGTGTAAGAAGCTGGTTCGTCAATCACAAGTTCAGGAAGGTCAGTTCCTGTGTATCCTGTTCCTGCGTTTGTGATGGTGACACCTGTGATGTGTCCATCAGAAACAGTAGCCGATCCAATGATATCAATATTTGGAGTACCAGTGGATGAAGTTTGTACTCCTACGAATACGGTTCCAAGTCCAGTTCTGTATCCTGAGCCAGAATTACCAATACTTACAGCCGTGATAGAACCACCAGCCGATACTGTAACTGTACCACCAGCCGATACAAGAGGTTGATAACCACCACCCTCAGTAGAACCAATTGATATGATGAAACCACCAACAGGAAGATTGGTTCTGTTGGGGTCATAACCAAACGAGGCTCCGGTCTCATCAAACCTGATGGAGGTAATACCAGAATTTTCAATCAGATCATAAGTACCTTGATCAGCTTGAGCACCCTGTGGTTCTTGGAAGATATTGTTGATAAGAATAATGGCATTGTCTGTGGAATATCCAACAGTATTCAGTGTCTCACTTCTGAGAGTAAATTCACTTCTAATACCAGTGAATTCTGTAGAGAAGTCATCGAATACATTATTAGCAAAATATGTTTCTCTATTACTATTGACAGGAGCACTTCTCATAAATGTTCTTCCTTGGAAGGTGGAATGAGTTGTCAGACCTGTGAAGTCTCTGTTGTCTGGGTCACCAGTTGTAGTAGAGAGAGGAACAGCACCATATGGAGGTGATACGAAGTGAATCGTACTATCAACAATATTATATGTTCCAGATACCTTTGTAATAGTAGAACCATTACCGTGAGGCTGAAGTGCAGTTCCCAACTGTCCTCTAAGAACAGACAGGGTTCCTTCCCCACCAACACCAACTGTCTGAACAGTCATTAACTCTTCGCCAATCTTAATAATATCAGCGGCCGCAATAGATGTGATTCCAGTAGTTGGAAGAATCTGATCAAACACAACACTATCGTTCAGAACTGCCGTGATGGGAGTTGGTGAAATGGGTGCCTGGATCATATTATCAATTGCGATCAGGGCCTTCGCATTTTGTTTCTTAGCCGTGATGTGATGAGAGGTTCCAATACCAACAGAAGTGAAGTTGAACACCTCAGGGTTGAGCCTCAGTGCCTTTTCCGCCGTTTCAGCGAAACGAACACTACCATCACCAATCTTCACAACGAACAGGTCGTTAGGAAGTTTATCAGTTACAACTCCAGCCACTGTTGTAGCTGCAATTCCTACGGCTTGAGTTGAACCAGGGCCATCAAATGTGTAGGTTACATTCTCACCAGTTACGAAGAAGTGTTCCTTCAGGAACAAAGTGTTTTCATCAAAGTCAAAAGTGGTATCCTCATCTCCATTAAATTGTCTTCTGAAGATAGGAAGACCATCATGTTTCAAACCAAAAGCTGTCTTCAATTCGAGTTTAGTACCTTGATACTCACCAGTTCCAGAAACATAATCTACATTATTCAGATCAAGGTGAGTAGCATCTTGATTATCATCGAAAATCTTCGATTCAATACCAAAGGTTCTGACCTCAACATCCACATTAGCGTTTGGAGTATAAGTCAGGTTTGTGTATCCAGTGGTGGATGTCACTCCAATCTGACCAATAGAACCTCCTGTTCTAATGTTAGCCCATTCAACGATAGACTCGTTAGACTCAGAAGCGATAACAACAACCTCAAACATCTCATACTGGTTGGTGGTATTATCCTCTACAGATACGATATAGTATCCGTTAGCGTATGGTTCCTCAAACTGAACAACTGTGTTAGCTGAGGGTGAACCAGAGGCAGAGATTGATTTATAACCAGAAGTCAGTCTAGACTCTTGGAAAGCGATGGTAGAAATACCAGTCTCACCAGTCGAGAGTCCAACAATAGAAATATTAGTTTTGACAGTTGTTCCAATATTTGGTGTAAAGTCAAGAACCATATTACCACCAGATAATCTAGCACCAAATGTACCAAAACCAGAGTTAGATGAGTATTGACCTGTCTCAGTGGCCATCTCACCATACTCCAACATATGGACATTTGTTCCATCGTGAATCAGGTTGAACTCACCAACGGCATATTCACCATTCACAATATCTTCCTGAAGAACAAGTGCTTTTACTGATCTGTAAGATGTTCCAATCGATACGATACTTGCAGTTACACCATTGTTTGTTACTTCACGATTGGTATCAAGAAGACAGGCTGAACCAAGAGCAGTTGAACCAATTGAATTGACATTATCATGAATACTGATGCTCATGGTGGATACATCATAAGTATTGAATTCAGTTTTCACAGGATAGAACTGAAGGTTCCAACCATCTGCAGTTGCGAAGTAATCAAAGAAACCAAGTTCAGGATAAGTCTCCATGGTTGCATACTCTTGCATGTAACCGATACTGTTGGTTTGGAGAACAGAAACAATCGAAGATTGTCTCTCGTCAGTGAAGACTCTATCTCTTACAAGAGTGAATACTTTGTTATAGATGTCATTAGCCTCAAAGGCTTCAACATCACTGAAAGGAGTTTGTCTCTCATTACTGAAGAAAGTACTACTGAAGTCATCGATATCTAGAACTCTGTTTCCTACTGACTGGAAGTAGTCAGAGAGAATTCTGTTCTCAAAGTAAATCTCATCTGATACAAGTTGACCATTGACATCAAAGTGGTTCTCTGTGACAAAGTCAAAGTCATAGAAACAATACAGAGCTGCACTACTGATAATATCAGTTGTAGTATCTACATCAGAATCAAATGGTTGAGCAATACCCAGTGGGTTCTCCTCAATACTCTCAACCTGAAGGTCGGAGAACTTATCATATCCAGAGATATGATTCAGTGAAGATACAGGGTCTTCCCACGTATCAAGTGAAATTCTAGATTTGATAGAGTATGAGAAATTCTGATAATACTCATTATTAGGTGTTCTCTGAAGATTGTCATTCAGGAAACCAGTATTTCTCTGCCAACCATAAGTGACAGTAGCACCAGCTCCTGTTGTAATCTCTGCATCAAAGTCATACTTAGTGTTGATAACACCTTGTGTGTTGGATGTGAAACCTTTTACAATCTTTCCAACTTCATATTCAACATCTGTATCAACTTTAAGTGTTTCGGTAATAGGATTCCAAGATTCAACTTTACCAGTCGCTCTATCTTCATAGAAAACAACTTCGTCCTTCAAGAACATATTTGTCTTGAGTTTGGGATCAAAGATTGGGAAATCAACAATTGCAATAACTCTACCCGATGAGTTGAGTAGATCAACCTCACCAGGGACATCACTATCACCCAGATAATCCACCAGTGAATAATCAACATATCCACCAGTTCCACCAAGTGCTGCATCAAATCCAGTCACAGTGAAGAACTGATAACTATAATCTTCAGAGTTATATCCTCTACCAATTGAACCAACACCTACATTCAGATTCTCAACAAAGATTTGAGCTCCCGTGGTGTATGGGAATTGATTCATATCACTGAATGTTCCATCAAAGAACAATCTTACAGACTTAGTTGAAGGTGTATATGTAAGAGATGCAATACCTACACCATTCGAGTTGTTGATAGGAATAATCTCAGGGGTGACATCATAAAGTCCAGTGGTATTCTGAAGGATGGTGACTTCAGTATCACCAAGGTGATAGAAGATATCCAGATCAGGAACAACATTCCTTGTGAATCCATCAAGAACAACCAGGTCAGGTGCTTGAAGATAATTTCTACCACCAGAACTAATACCAATAGATTCAAAAGACTTGAGTGATTCAAGTTCCAGAATCTCAGGTGGATTAGCGATAGGTCTTACTGTTGTATCAGTTGGATAATCAAATCCAATGTTCTGTGCGTTGAACTTAACTCTTTGAATTTTACCAATAGAATTACTCAGTGGCTTCAGGATTGCACCACTACCGATATCTGTGGATACGGTCGAGATACCAGGAAGAACCTCATAGTTGGCTCCATTGTCCAACATCGAAATACGAGAGATAGGTCCGTATGCGTTGGAGGAAGTTGTCTCATAAGTTGAGACAGAATTAGTCACATTGTATGTTGGGACATCAGGAATGAATTGGATATTATAGGAGAATGTGGTATCACCAACTCCAGTGATAGAATGAACACCATCATATCTGGTTTTAATAACACTGATTTCGTTGTTTGAGTTTACATCAGTATCAACAACAATCTCGTTCTTAACATCAACAATAATATCATTATTGATAGGAACAAAGTTGTACCAAAGGTTTGTAGGAACTTCATCACTGATGGTAATTGTCACATTAGCATCACTATCAATACCAGTTAATCCTGTTCTTTGAACTTCAAATACAGATGTTGATTCTGTGCTATCAAACACATTAGAAAATTCACTGTCTGTATAGAATCTTAGTTCATACGCAGGATAACGGACACCACTCACAACAAAAGAGAGTGAGGAATCACCAAGATTAAACTTGAGTTTATTATTTCTCTTGACTTCCAGAGGAGGATTGATCTTAGTGAGAACACCAGTTCCAGTAGATGTAATATCAACGACAGAGGGTCTTGACTTTGAAAGTTCAAACTTCTGTTCTACAAGTTGAAGTGAATTACTATCGTAAGGGTAGATGTAGTATGTCTTACCATCAGTCAAACCACCAATAGCTGACACCTCTTCATACAATACCTTATCACCTTCAACAAAGTCATGACCAGTAACAATCAGTGTGTTTTTAATAATATTAGTAGTTGTGATATTGTTCCCATCAAATAGGATTCTTCTACTGGTGTTATCATATTTTACGTTAATCTCTTTAGTATCAGTAGGTTTGACTGAGACATAAACAGTATCGTTTTTCTCCAGACCGTGTGTGGAGGATGTGGCAACATTTACAGTGATCTTGGAGATATTACCAGTCAATACATTATCTTTGTCTGTTTTAAGACTATGATAATCATCAGTGGGAACAGAGGTGAAGAACAACAACGAAGTCGTGGTTCCTACACCAACAAAAGATCCTTCAGTACCCATACCAATCTTGTTGGTAGAAAGACCGATGAAATCATTATTGACTGGTGCAACATAGAAGAAATCATAACTATCAAGTGTCTTGGAGATAGTTCCAATACCATTCCATACACCAATAGCGGTTCCGTCCTGTTTATTGTAATATACTCTATCGTTTACATCCAGACCATGTCCTGGAATATAAATCTGTTGAGTGGGAATGAACTTCTGCCTAATACCGACACCAGGATCAGAGAATACAGATGTACTACCGAGTCCAACAGTTCCGACACCTACGACCTCTTGAGGATAGAAGTAATACTCTTTATTGACTTCCAGAGCATTGGACGTTGATAGACCAGAAACATTCAAACGGAACTTACGAGGATCTTCAAATAGTACAGTTCTGTTGGTGTGAGCCAATCCACAAGAGATTCCATCGTATTCTCTTCTAACACGAATTCGCTTAGCTCTATTATCAATATTCAGAACTTTGATATTTTCAGTTCCAATACCAAGAATATCATTTTCTCTCAGAGTGGGATAGTTAAGGTCTCCAGTAATGTAGAAATAAGTTGTGAGACCAGTCTGAGCTGTACTACCAACACCCAATGTTAGAAGGAAGTTGTCAGTTCTAATACCAATCCTAGCCTGACTAATACCAGAGTATCCATCATAAGTTGTGGACAATCCAGAAATTGTGATAGCCTCAAAATTAGAGAAGGGAATGGGTGATGTAGAAAAACCAATAAACTGATTCAGAGAGTTGATATTACCAAACTCAACTCTCTCTACAGAAGTTGAGTCATAGTTAATGTAATTTACTTCCGCACCATCAATTCTATCAACTCTTCCTTGAGCGTCAGTTCCACTTGTTCCTTTATTGTTGAATAGAATACGGTCATTAACCTTATAGTTGGTACCACCAGTGAGAATGCCAACATTCTCAACAATACCCTTTGATGCACTAATGATATCAAGAGTTTGGTTTTTATCTTTATCTGAGTTGAAGATATATTCATAATCACTGTTGTCATCATTGGTATGATAAGCAGCTGTGTTTCTGAACCACTCACCATTCTCAAAATCATAATCATTTTGATTAGTGAGAGTTTGGAAGTTATTCAGATTGGGTTTGGAATAGAATGAATTACCAATCAAATATGGGAATACAGGTCTCTTGAAGTTCTTGAAAGGACCTGCAGAATCAACAGTGAAAGTATTCAGAGTTGAGAAGTAACAATATCTTCCATTTGGATAGTCTGGAGTCACACAGAATCTACCATTGTGTTCATCGAGGTTACCTCTATCAGTGAAGATGTAGTCTTCAATGAAATATCCAAGAGGGAACAATGAAGTAGGAGGCCTATTCTGAGGATTGGTTCTCAGTTCGTAACCAGAAACCATCTGTGAGATGTTACCACCTTGAGGGTCAGTAAATCCATAAGGACCATAGATTGGGTTACCATCATATGCCCAACCGATGATAGGAGAGTGATACGAGTTAGTTCCCTCAATACCACCACTCAGTGTCAAGTCTGCAATACCATACTGAGTCACACCTGAGGAGTCAATGACATAGGTGGTTTCTCGCAGAGGTCTTGGTGCATAGACGTGACAATACTCTAGTGAAGTATCATCAATACTCTCACTCACGAAACCATCGTCACCTTCGATGTTATCAAAGTTTCTCTCAAATGTATTGATATTCCAATCTCTAATAATAGCGTCAGCTACACCGAACTTACCAGCTGCCTCAACTGTGATATTAGTGGCACCTGGAACATAGTCCTGTCCGGGTCTCATGATTTGAACAGAGGTGATGACACCGTTATCAACGATTGGTGTGAGTTGACAGAAGTTACCTTCACCAGTGACAATCAAGTTGGGAGGTGAGTTATATCCAGTACCACCTTCATTGACAATAACATCAACAATACGTCCGTTACTTACGATAGGAGTGAATTGTGCACCACTGCCACTATTAAAGTTGACGTTTGGTTGTCTGTTGAAGTTGACGATCTCAGAAGAACCATAACCCGCACCATTGGAAGTCAGGTCAACAGATTGAATAGATCCTCTAAACAGTGGTTGAACCTTACACTGGAAGTCTTGTCCAGACTCAGTGGTGATGCCAATCGTACCTTTGACAGAAACTTCAATAGGAAGATAGTTGAAACTACCGTTACCGGTGGTGAATGTATCAACCAGAATATCATTATCATAGAAGTATCTCTTAGCAGTGATACCAGAACCCACCAGAGACAGTGAGAAGGTGTCGTCATCAATCTTACGGATATAGTATTGTTCAGTTGTAGAGAGACCTACGATACCACTAGATGTAGTGGAGTACTTAACAATCTCTGTAGAGTTGTATCCGTGATTAGGAATCGTGAAACGACCTTGTGCCGTGTTGATTCCAGATAAAGGAATAGTTCTTTGGTTGTTCTTATAACCTTCACCAGGGTCAGTGATGTAGATAGAAGAAACAATACTTCTACCACCAACTGCAACAATCTGTTGAGTACCAGTTCCGAAGGAAGTGATATCCACAGTATTGATTCCAGCTCTTGCATTTTCTTCAGAGGTATGAAGTTTGATGGTTGAAGTATCAACTAATTCAACATAGTAGTATGCGTTAGTAGTCAGACCAACGATAGGTGTTCCATCCTTAGCGTCATAACTTACCTTATCACCAAGGTCAAGTTTATGGAAGGTTGTGAAACCAATAGTGTTGTTACCAATATCAATTTGTCTAGCTGTCAGTTCAGAGTTGAAGGACAACACATGAACAATACTGGTCATATTGACTTCAGCTTTAGCCTCACGAGCAGGGTTACCACCAGTGATAGTTACAGTGGGAACATCAACATAACCAAAACCACGGTCAATCAGATTGATACCAGACAGTTGTCCGTTGATTGATACAGTTCCTTCAGCACCAGAACCTGCCGTATCAACGATCTCAAGTACAGGGGGATTGACAATATCATATCCCTCACCTGCACTAGTGATCTCTAGAGATCTCAAGTCACCATACTTCAGGGACTCACCAGACTTGTAGTTGAGAATCTCAACACCGTTGATGAGAATACCGTTGTAGCCAGGTTCTGTGAGGTAGTTTCCAGACTTGGTATCAGGTACCAGAACTTCTCTGACAATACTTTGTGGTTCGAGTTTCTTATTGAAGAAGTCAAAGAAAATAAACTCGTTATCTACTACGTCACCAACTAGATTTACATACTTACTAGAGTAGATGTCAGACCTAGACCTGGACAGTTTGATACTGTTCTGATTAACTCTGTAGACATAATAAACATTACCATCAACACCGTCGAACTTACTTTCGGTTTCTTTTACAATCTCAATACCGTTAGGTGAGATAGTAACGTCTCTGATAATACCTGGCTTGTAGATGATAGCATCACCAGTCAGGAAACCGTGGTCGATATTATTTGTAAGGACAAGAGTTTGGTTATCTGACTCTGGAGAACCAGAGAAAGTAATCTTCTTATCATATGGGTCGGTGAAAGTATCGGAATAGTTAGGAAGTGAGTTAGATGCAACTACAACGTCACCGTTGAACTTCTGATAAACGTTCTGAATATTACCAACAAAACTATTCAGATAAGGATACTTACCTGAGTTACCTTTGAGAAGTTGGTTCTCAACTTTATTGTATGCAATACTTCCGACGTTTGCTGCCAACTTTGCGACAAAGCTAAACTCACCAGAAGATCTTGTAACCTGGCCAGGAAGTTGGAGTCCACTGTTACTGATAAGAATGATATTGTATCCAGGTCTCAGGAAGTGATTGTCCTTTACAGTAATCTGATATGACAATTCAAGTTCGTCAATCAGGTCAATACTTTCAATATTCCACTGAGTCTTAACGTTGGAGTACCAGTTCTGTGATCTCTCGTCACCTCTTACAATACCCAGAGACTGAATATTGATAGTATCATTTTCATTATAAAAATATGAGTTCTTATTTAACTTAAACTCTTTGAGAGTTGATGTAATTCTAACTTGAACAGGATTAGATGTATCAAGACCAACGTACCCATAGGAGTTATCGTCAAGTCTAATATCGATCTTCTGAAGGTATTCCTCATCTACACCAGAACAATTAAAGAACTGGTTGATATTCTTTCCAGTATATGCAATAGCAACTTGATCACCAATAGAGTTTTCGACAATCAGTTTACCGGTTTGTGGAAAACCAATAGTAGAATCAACATCGATGATAGTTGCACCCACTCCGATGTTGTTGAGGATCTTAGTTTTGGGGTTAGGCTTGAACTCACCAAATACTGAACCTTTTACACTGATATCTCTTGCAAAACCATAGTCGATTGCAATCTGATAATATTGTCCTTGATCATAATTGATCTGTTGAACATCAGAAACAGAACCTCTAGCTCCTGTGGAGTCTTGGAACAAAGTAAGGTTCTTGAGAAGAAGGGGGTCACCTGTGATCGATTCAACTACAAAGTCCTGTGTAACTTTGTAATCTGCATCAGAAGGTCTGAACAAAAACTCACTTGGTTTGATAATATCTACTTCTTCACCATAGAGAGCTCTGAAGAGAATCTTGAATGACTGGTCTGTACCCTTTGACTTATAGAAACTATCAACGTTGTACAGGAAGTTTCTTTGATCAACACCGTCAAAGAGTGGTCTCTCATTGAAACCAGGTGCAATCTGATTTTTTACCTTCTTGAAAAACTCTTGAAGGAAGATAATATTGAGGTTGTGAATAGTTGTGCCACTTGTATGTGCGGCAATCTGTGTGGTTTCAAAAGTAAGTTGGTCTGGTTTGTTACCAGAGACATATGTTGTAATACCACTGAACCCTCTGGTGCAGTTTACGAATGAGTTATTGGTGATAGATTCATAATGAATGATCTCATCGTCAATCTTGATAAGACCATTGGTTTCAGGGAAACCTTCTGTGAAGTTTGTGAGAGCTGCAGTGGGGATCGTGGTGGCAGTGTAATCCAGATCACCATTCAGTGTAGTTGAGGTCTTGAGTGAAAACAGTTCATCTATCTTTACATACTGATCGATATTTTGGATCAGATCAAAGGTTCCACCCTGATATTCCTGGGATTTGTAATATTGTTTAACAAACTCTGGAAGAAGAGGAAAGTCTTCCAGAACATATCTAGGAAATTGATTCTCAACAATATCCTGAAACTTAACTCTATCTACTGCCATTGTCGATTAGTAAGAATATGAACTGGATGAGGATGAACCTGTTGATGCTGGTGGAGTGTAAGTGGGAGTGGAAGGTGAAGGTGTAACTGTAGGTGTAGAAGATGGAACAACTACATTAGGATTAACTCTGTTAGAGATAAGTGTAGCTCCTGAGTCCACAACTTCAGAAGTTTCACCAGAAGAAACAATAGGAGTTCTTCTCACCAACTTACTTGAGTAACTAGAACTTACAATGTAGTTGGTTCCAGATACATCTGCCCCAGACTCAATACGGTCTGGCAACATATTTACCTTCATATTAAAGGTATCTAATTGAAGATACAAATCTTGTAGTCCAATCACATCATTTGAAAAAGGTGTAGCCGAGATCTCGATTAAGTTAGTTCCACGGAATACATCCGTTTGAATAATATTGATTGGGTTCAGTTTGATTTCACCTTTCATATAATCAATAGTACCAATTGATCTTCTCAGGATAACTGGTTCAGTAGGAGAATTGAGTTTGAACAGGAAGATAGTTCCAGTCTTCAAATCAAAGTTGGGGTTGTCTCCAAGATAGACAGTATCTGAGATACCACTAATCTTGAAACCTGAAGAACGAATGTTATATCCAATCGATCCGTTATGTGTTCCGTGTCCGTGATTGTTAATCTGGAAACGATTTCCGAAACAGATCTCATATTCAGTGAACTGATTCATAGTGGCTTCCATGTCTCTTCTGATATCCACAATCGTGATATTAGAAGTAACTGACTCGTGACTTTCGTCTACAATTCTTTGGAACTTACTATATTTGAATCTTGCCCCAAACTTATTTAACTCAGTTGAATTAGCGTAGGTATTTGTATTCTGAGTTACCAAGGAAGATACGAAAGTGGCGTTGGGTGCCATATTGGAGTTGTAGTATACTTGAGAGTCAGTCTCAACATACAGATACTTCAGGTCAACGATCTCTGTGATAATACCTGCAACTGAATACTTGTTGATCTGTCTCTTGATATTATTTTTAATATCACTTGAGAGGAAAACACCGTTGGTAGGTTTAATACTCACAAAAACCTTACCGTATTGTGGTGGTGTCAGTTCTTCTCCACCAAAGGCCGAAATAGATTCAGTCTCAGGATAGATGGTAGGAACGATAGCTTCAAAGTCTGCTGCTGTGACTGCCCTGTTCTGTGAGGAGTAGATCTGAGT